AGTCAGCCCCAACAATACTCTTAGGTTCTACTTCATCAAAATACTCTGTCATAACCTAAAGCCCTCCTTTTATCTTCTGTAAGATTTTATTATTTTTAGTCATTTCTATATTGTAAGATTTTATTATTTAGTGCTTAGCGTAGAAGCTGTTGATAAGCTCTTCAGGTGTCTTAAAGATGACTGTGTGTTTCTCAAAGTCATACTCTCCGTTCCACAACAGGTGAGCCATACGGTAGTTCATCAAGGCTTCTTCTAGATTATCCTTAAAGGCTTCTTTAACTACAGCATTCCAGAGGTCTAAAGGTTTATTTTCATATTCCTTAATAATAGACATAGCTTTCTTGTCTCCATAACCTTTAGCTCCCTTATAGCCATCCACTACATCTCCCTTCATGGTTTGATACATAATATTATAGAAAGCATTTATATACTTCCATTCGTTAATATATAGTTCACCATTAGAGAAGTTTAAGTAATTGCATGGAATAGTCTTAAAGTCTTTATCCATAGAGACTATAATGGTATCAACATTGTCATTTAAAGTACTAAGGATACCTATAAGATCATCTCCTTCTAAACTATCTTCTTCCATCCATATACAACGATCACCACTTAAAGAAGACTTTAGAGATTCAACCAAAGCATAATAACAGGTTGGTTTACGATGATTTACTCTATTCGATTTATATTCAGAGTTTATATTCTTTCTAAAGTTATTCTTACCAGAGAAACAGAATATCCACTTATAGTCTTTATCTATATCGTAACCATATCCATGCAGTTTATCTTCAATATCCTGAAGTGTACTGAATAGCTGATCTTCAGCATCAGACAAATAGGCATGACAAGTATAAAGACCATCACCCCAGTCAATATCTTTTTGTACTGCTGAAGATGATCTATAGCACAGAATGTCTGCATCAATCAAGATTCTTTTCATTGGTGTTACCTTCATGTTGGAACAATTGAAGAATCTTAACACCCTTAGATGTCAGGTGCCAACGATTCGTAGCAAACCCACAGAAGTCCAGAGAAGAGATCAATCCTCTAGATGCTGCTTCAGCTACAACCTTAGCTTCTTCTCTAGCAAAGTCACTCTGAAGCTTAGGAGAAAACTCTTGGATATACAAAAGAATTTCTACAAGATTATTCATTGGTATCATCCTCCTCGATATACACCTCTTCAACCATGAAGTTAACTTTAGGGAACAACTCAGAAAATACTGTCAGCCACATTTCTTCAATAGTGCAATCCTGAGGAGGATACAGGTGAACTGAGGCACTACCATCCTTATTATGACGTTCTACATCAGCACCGATACGTCCATCAGGTTCATGGATAAAGTTAATCTTAATGCTTTCTTTCATAGGTTTCTTTCTCTCAATGACATTCAAACCAGTTAGTACCGATCTTTCCTTCGGTGTCCAACTGACAGTTAAACTTAAAGTGTTCCTGTACTCTACGCATAGCTTCTTGGGCAATCTTAACACAGTCTTCTGCTATTTCTTTAGTACGACAAGCAATTTGACACTCATCATGTATCCACCCCATAAGGGCAAAGTCTCCGTCCCAACCATGCTTGTAACCTCTATCTCGCATCATTTCTTCGAGGTATATGACCCATTGCTTACAGACGAGGGCACCAGCAGACTGAAGAAGTAGATTAAGAGCACTATGGGGAGAGCGACAATAAAGAACACGACCATCAAGACCAATAAGGCAATGAGTAATATCCAAACTAGGATTGTCTCTATGATGTCGCTTACGCCATTTAACAATGTTTTTACCACCTATAAACCTTTCGTCCTCTACCAAGGCATTGTGGATAGCCTTAGTTAATTTCTTGTATGCCGGTAGTCCCTTCATAAACTTGTCTTTCAAAGCTTTACCTTCTGAGGCACTACCACCAATGATAGAACCAATCTTTTCATTACCGGCTCCGTACAATAGCCCATAACAAAATGTCTTCGCCATGTCTCTAGTAGGAAGACCTGCAAGATGTTGGTTATGCGTATGGATGTCTCCGTTCAGGATAATATCACCGTACTCACCCTTATCATAAGGATAAAGGAAATGAGCAAGACAACGCAATTCGAGTCCACAAGCATCGATACCGCACTCAAACCATCCAGAAGGTACCGTGAATAGCTCCCTACATTCCTTTCCGTATTCTGAGTGTCCCGAAGGAACTTGTGCAACATTAGGGAAGCTATGAGATGCACGGCCAGTAACAGTCCCATTAGGATTAACGCTACCGTGAATTCTATGGATACCATCACCATCTTTCTTCTCCATCTTTAACCAAGCGTAGTCTCCTTCAGCCAACTGAGAGATACGCTTTTGGATTAACAGGTATTCAAGAATAAGTTTTGTCTCCGGTATATCCATAGCAGACTGTAGAGTCTCTTCATCTACTTTAGGTTTTCCTGTCTCTGTGAATACTGTCGGAGTCCATCCCCTTTCCATAAGGACTTTAGCAATATGCTCACGGCTGCTAGGGTTGAACACCACCGTTTCATACTGTGGATAAGGTACACCCGCAACAATCCCTCGTTTAGCATTGTCTCTTTTGTAGATTTTGTCTCCAATGTATTTCTCCCATGAACCAAAAGTCTTCACAAGTTTATCTTCAATCTCACTACGTTTAGCACTAAGAGTAGCATAAAGAGAAACCGCTTTATCATAATCAAAGACAAACCCATTGCGTTCCTGTTTAGCCATTACCCAAGCAATGCTATGCTCAAGCTCAATGGCTTTTTCTGGATAACCTTTACTAATTAAAAGCTTAAAAAGCTTTAGAGTTACAACAACGTCCTGCTTGCAATACTTAAGCATGTCTTCAGAATAAGCATCCCATGCTCCTTCTGACTCACCATAAGTACCCTTCAATTCACCTAAACGATATCCCCAAGCTTTTAAAGAATAAGAACCATAGAGTCTCTTAGGCAGTCGCCCTGATTTAACCAGCCCATTATCTATATCTTTGATTTGTGTGTAGATGAGCCTAGACATAACTAAAGTGTCAAGCACACAAATCCTAGGGTCAAACTTCAGGTCTCTACCTAAGAGCTTTTTAATAGCCGGAATATCGAACTTGCAACCGTTATGATATACAAGCTTATATCCATCAAATGCTTTTGTTTCTAAAAAAGAAACATATTCTGAAAAGCTAGTAAATGGAGTATATCCGTTAGTCTCACTATCGTATGTCCAAGCACACCAGAATTTTGTAAGAGTATCTAAAAGACCGTTTGTTTCTATATCAGTAACAACGTACTTCATTTAAGCTCTCCTTTAAGATACTTATAAGCATTAAGAACAGTATCAGGGTTATCACCAAGCTTACCTATTGCAACATTACAATTCCAACACAGCAACCCTCTTACTACACCTGTTTCATGATCATGATCTACACAGGCTGTTTTTGTTCTGTTAGTTGAAACCTCTTCAAAGTGTCTGCCACATATAAGACACTTACCATGTTGATTTTCATATAATGCTTTATAAGAAGATTCATCAAGACCATATTGTTTTAATGTATATTTTCTTGCTGAAATCCTGTGTCTTTCTTTTGAGCCTTCTCTTTTATAATACTCTTTACCTCTTTTAGAGTGGCACTCTTTGCACTCATTCCTATAATCATCTTTTGTACGTTTATGTTTATAAAACTCTGTTATAGGTTTCTCTACACCACATGTACTGCATATTTTTGTAAGCATTTCCTATACTCCATATAGTATCGCCTAACGTATATACTCTACTAATTAGTTTACCAAAGACCTACAATACAAGCAATGATAAACACCCAGATAACCAGAAGGTTTCCAAAGTAAACAAACTTCTCCTTATTCTCGTTACCATCAGGACTACCATCAACAGCCCAAATGATACCCAACACAGGAAGGTTAATGATGATCTTAAAAATCTCCAGAAGCTTGTTCTTGAGTGAATTCATAGTCACTTTCAATATCTCCTTTATAATCACTTAAACGTCCTGTTTCCTGATCGTAATACATGTAGCCTGATATTCCAGTCTCTCCACAAAAACGATTCTTCAGGACTCGAATAGTAAGAACATTAGGATTCTTACCTTGTTGATTTCTCTCTAAGCCAATCACCATGTCAGCTAACTGTGCAATACCACCAGAGCCTCTTAGTTGACTGAGAGAGACCTTTCCTCCTTCTTCGTGTCCCTTACCTTCAGGTCTCTTCAGGTGAGACACAACAAACATAGTACAACCCGTCTCTTCTACCAGAGAACGTAGGTTAGTCATCAGTTTGTCAATTGCCTTTCGTTCACCACCATCATCTACATTGTCCATGCCAGATACGACAATGGAAATATGGTCAAGAAAGATTCGTTTACAGCCTAAGCCAACTATGAGGTACCTAATCTTAGACAACAAATTGCTGCTATCGAGTGAGCCAAAGTGGTCATATAGGTAGTATCGTCCATTTCCAATAGTTGCACTAAAAGCCTCTGATCGTTCGCACTCAGAGACAGCTTCAGGATACAATCTGAGCCGTCTATTACAATAGAGAGACATGAGTTCAAGCCCTGTTGTTCTATTACTTTCTTCAAGAGCAACAATTCCGCAGTTTTCTGTTTGTCCAAAATAAAACTCAAGTTCCCTGAGTAGGGTAGATTTACCCATTCCACTACCACTGGTAATGACATAAAGTTCGCCATGCCTAGCTCCTTTAGTTTTGTTGTTCAATGCCTCAAAAGGATACGGAACACTATCCTTTAAGTCATCAATATCAGTTACACACTTTTCGTAAAGATCAGTACCGGCTACGATACCATCAGGTCTGTAAGGTTTGGCATTCCAGATAGCCTGAATGACAGCATCGCCTTTACCGTTAACAAGACACTCATTAGGGTCTTTCATCGGAAGGTTAGCAATGAAGGCTTTACCTACAGGCAACACATCAACACACTCTTCGATAGCCTTTCGACCTGCTTCATCCATGTCAAACATTAGGATGATCTCTTCGAAATTGTTCAGGTACTCTAGGTTAGCCTCCAGAGCCTTCTTAGCTGCCTGTGCGCCATTAGGAATACTTACGACAGGCCATCTGTTTCCCTGAAGTTGACTGACAGTAAGACAATCAATCTCGCCTTCAGTAATGACTATCTTCTTACCATTGCTCCAAAGCTGAGAGCCAAAAAGTACATTACTAATCTTGCCCTTAACAGCAAATCCCTTGTCTTTGAAGCGTAGCTTTTGACCGACACAGTTACCTTTTGCATCATAATAACAAGCAACTTGAACAGGTTTTCCTTTGTATTCACCACAAAGATACCCATACTTCTGACAGGTTTCCTTTGTGATCTTTCTTGCCGGTAGAGCCTCATAATTAAGATACCCTACTTCTACTAACTCATAGTCTTTCTTTTCGCTTACAGGCTCAGACATTTGTTTCTCCTCAAAGTTTTTATAGTATGCCTTACAGCTAAAACAATAGGCATGACCATCAGAATAAATGGCTAGTGCATCGTGACTGCCACAATTAGGGCATGGTAGATGACTGATGAAATGATTGTCTTCCATAGAACATACTCGATAATCTTTAAAAAAATGGGGCTACCCTAGAGTATACTCTAAGATAGCCCCTGTCGTCAAGGAGAAAACAAAATGCACGGATGAAAAACCCAGTAGAACTCCGTGCGCTGTAGCTGTCCAGACGTTTCTCTACAGTCTTCTTTACCCTGCTTCATTTGTACATAATCCACAGGGCTACCTAGGCCATTCTTTACTCACCGTAAAGCCATCTGTAGTATCTCTCTAGCTCACGCTCATAGTGACTAGGAGATTCCTCAAAGGCTTCGTCTTCCCCCTCCTCCTCGTCTTCTTCAGAATCATCACGATCAGGAGGCTCATCATCATAGACTTGATAGACTTTACCGGTAATTGCATCTCTGTAGGTGTGCAACATAGTCACTCCTTGGCAGAACCAAACAAAGTTTGGCAGGGGTACTTGGAATCGAACCAAGATTGACGGAATCAAAATCCGTTGTCCTACCTTTGAACGATACCCCAGTCAGTTAGAAAGATTCTTTAGGCTGTGCTTTATGTGTATTTTCCTTCAGCCAACCATTAACAAAGTATAAGACATTCTGGGGAATCTCTTGGACTTTCTCATTGTTGACTACAGGAGGAACAATAACCATAGCTGTAGCGATCTCTTTAGTTGGAGCAAAGACAGCAGTCAATAATAGACAAACAAACGTAATGACTGCTCTCTTAAACCACTTAGCAATTGAAGCTGTGTATTCTGAAAGGCCCTCAAATACATATTTATCCTTAGACATAAACCATGCTATGCCCAGACCAACAACTACCCAGAACATCAAGAAACCTAAGAAACCAGCGTCTGACTTTAGGTTAAGCAACAAACCAAACAGGTAAATCTGAAAAGCACTAACGACTTCCATATATTACTTTTCCTTAAAGATTTCGTGGATATACTCCACAAGTTTATCAATGTTGCTTTGTTCTTCATAAATGTTTCTCAAGGAACGCCAATTATGAAAGTTAGCATACATCTCATAACCACCAAAGTATTCTGCAAGATGTTCAAAAGGAGACCAATGTCCACTATCCTTCAGTCTATCAAACAGCTTCTTGTCTTCTTCGACTGTACTCGTAGTACCACCGTTATTGTTGTAAGACACACGGGCACAACGAGCTACAGAATGATAAATATCTTCATACGTGTACTTGCGTCCCTTTAGATCAGCATAAGGCAAGTGAATCTTAGACTCTACCGGTTTAGAAGCATCCATAGCTGACTTCATAGCCTGAGCCAAGTTCTGAATCTCAGGTTGTGCATCCGATGCCAGTCTAAGCTTAAAGAAGTTATCCCACTCAGTCGCAGTTACAAGTACCTTAATGCGACTCCAAGGCTCCAAAGCACGATTCAAGGTTTGCTTATGGATGTTGTACTTCTTAGCCCACAGTTTTACTTTAAGTGCAGTCTGCATACCCCAGAGTTTCCAATCTTCAAGAAACTCTTCTTTCAGATTCTCAGGGAGTTCTTCAGCAGCCACCATGCCAGACTGATTGAGTCCTACATAGTCAAAACCTACAGGGTCAGTAATAACTTCATTGGATACCTTTTCGATAGGAATAGCACGACTAGAAGAAGCATTACGGCTAAACATTCGGTGAGTCATAAACTCACTATGGATATACCGAGGATAGACAAGCTCAAGGGTTGTGATACGAGAGCCTTTATAAGTCGTATCTTCGATCACCGTAGCGACAGACTGACCTTGAATAGTCGTGGTGTCATTGATCGTATGGTTAAGCAAAGTATTTCTCCTTGTGTTTGTTTGGTAGGCGAGGTGGGAATCGAACCCACGTTCAGTCATAAGACCTGCCTTATCTAGACAGCGCTTTCTTTCTGTTTATTGGTTTATAAGACCAACTCCAAGACCAACATTAGCAACTCGCCTAAAGTAGAAGAATGGGGCATGACCTGACCTCACTCTTCTTACAGTCAGATTTAATCTGAGTTAATAATCACCCTCCCAGTAAAACTCTAGGATTCCTTTATACTTACGCATCATCTCAAGAATCTTACCCAGGTGTTCAATGTCAGCCTCTACAACACTATAATCATTACCGTTAATGGCATTGTATTCAGCTTGAGGTGTAACTTTCAGTTCTCTAATGAGACGTTCAATAGCAATATCATCCAACAGACGGTAGTCAGCATTCTCGTAACTCGGATAGAACTCTTCAAAGAACGTATAAATAAACCAGTTCTTACGCCAGTAAGCTACAAGATGACAGAAATCAATAAAGTTACCTTCAGTACCGGTATAGGCATCAGGACACTCTATGTCTTCAAGAAAAGGAGAAGGTACAATGAAGTCCCCATCGTCATTACAATCTGTCTTAATCTTGTTGTGCAGGCTATAAGGAACTGCATAAATATGACAATCAAGTCCCATGATTCTTAATCCTCACAAAAATAAGTGTCTCTATAGTATTCCTTATAGTAGGCATATTCTCCAAGCATTTGCATGTAGAACTTAGCCTTCTGGACATCCTTAGAGTTATCACTATCTTTAGCACCATTACGAATGGAATACTTAATGATGTTACCCTTAATGAAGCCTTTCATTTCCTCATCGGTAAGCGTGGAGAACATCACAGCAAAAGGCTCTACTCCACATTTACGATAATGGGCACCACTAGCTTCAAGGTTATCTTTGTTTTCGTCTTTTTCAATCATCTTTCTGCTGCTGCAAATACATACGAAGTCATACCCACAAAATCATATCCTGTTGCAATACGATAGGCTTGACGAGTAGTTTTCATTTTAACGAATGATTCAACCAGTTTATTCAGTTCAGGTTTCTCTACAAGGATTGTCTTAATGACTACAAGCGTATCTGCAATTTCTTCGGCAGTCTTATAGAACTGATGTGCGGTATCCATCTTAAAGTAATCTTCAGCGGTACCATCTTCATCAGCTTCATTCTCATAGTCACCTGCATCGTAGGCATCCTTCATAGACAGAAGGGTCAACACCTCATGCCGGAGTTCGTCTGTCTCTTCGTTTAGCTTTTCGAGCTGCTTCCAGAAACCATAGTGCTTTCCAATGAAATGAACCATTTGCTCATCATCATAGTCGAAAATTCTGTCTCGATTATCAAACAAAGGATTTTCACTATATCCTGCTACGCTAATGTCTTTATCTTCGTGCATTTAATATCCTTTTGGTCTGACGGGTGGGACTCGAACCCACATTCTCCAATTTAGAAGATTGGTGCATCTCCAATTATGCTACCGTCAGATGCTTATAAAATTTCCCATTACATTTTCTAGAACAGAAACATCTCTTATTACCCTTATATGCTTGTCTAAGTTCTCTTACAAACTCCTTACCACACTCTGGACAAACAAGGGTTATATATTTTCTTCCTTTACTAGAGTGCATTCTTGCATGATCTTGGTTTGATAATACTTCTAAATTAGAAATATCATTGTTTAGCTTGTTTCCATCTTTATGATGAACAACTTCCCAAGATTCAAGAACACGCCCTAAATAATTTTCAACAACCACACGGTGTTTCAGAACATATCCATTCTTAGTTGCGTGTGGGTGATTAGGCACTTTAGCATACACATAATCACCCTTCTTTATATCACACAGAATTTCAAACATTAAATATTACTCTTCTCCAATATATTCCTTATCAATATTGAAGCATTGCTCATGTCCAAAAATTGTCAATGAGATACTAACGAAACTAGTACCGTCATCTATCTGATCTTTAATAGCCTGTTGGAGTTCTTTATATTGCTTATCATCAAGAACATAACCATTCAATACCTTGCTAAGAGGATTAGTGGTCTTTACGAAATACGTTCTGGTGTCTTCTTTTTCGAAGAAGTTTTCTGAAACCCAAAGTCTATCATAGCAGCCCGTTACAACGTTATGAATACTCAAATAGTCACCAAAAGTGTTATAACAACCCTCAGCTTCAACTGCTTCTGTAACTCTATCTTCAATTTCAGGATAAAGATCTTTCAGCTTTTTGTACTGATCTTTGAGTGTGAACTTATATTTCATAGTTTTCTCCTAGTGAGAGTTGTATTCTTACAGTCAGATTTTATTGTTTGGCTTGATAGCTCTTCACAATGTCAACTAGAGTATCATGCTTTAAGGCTTCTTCTGTACGCTCTTCTGTGCCTCGTTCAAGAAGCTTAGAACATCTTCCGAGTAGTTCTGAGCGTTCCCTGAGTGTTTCTCTAAGAGTTCCGCAGGAATCATCAGTTTTGGTGTCTCTGTCGTTACTGCTACGGGTGTCGTTGTACACCCTGTTAGCAGAGTCCCTAATAGCATACTGATAATCCCGCATTGCATCAAGTGAGACAATGAGGTTTGATATAATGTTGTCCTTCTCTTTTTCAAGTTCCTGCATAGCCTCCTTGTTAAGTTGTTCAGTTTCATTGTAAGCCTTTAGTGATGCTTGAATGTACTCCTGAAGATCATCATTAGCTATCTTATAACCAATATAGCCACCGGCAATAAGAGACAAAATGGAAGCTATGACAGTAACCTTCATTAGCGCACCCTTACAAACCTAGAGGTATCATTGAAGTTAGGATTCAAGGCATCAAAAATAGACAAAGACAAGTTGTATTTAGCAAAGATAGCCGGTAGTTCTCCATCAGAAAAAGCTACTAGCTTACAATGCTTCTCCATCCACTTCTTTACGTCAAAGCATGGGCAATCCTTCGCTACACCCTCAAAGTCTCTGTGTCCTTGAATGACAGCTTCAGGATACTCATTCTTGAGTTCCAGAAGGAGCTGCGCAAGAGCTTCCTTTTGTTCATCAGTAAAGTTATCTATGGGTTTTGACTTAGAATCCACACCACCCACAAGACAAATGCCGATAGAGCAATCATTAAATCCAGATACATGAGCACCTATAGCCTCCCTATCACGTCCATTTTGAATTGTTCCATCGGTCTTAATCACATAGTGATAACCACACATAAGCCATCCATTCTCTCTGTGCATCCTGTCAATGGTCTTCCAGTCAATCTCAGGTTTATTCTGAGTTGCAGAGCAATGAACGACAATATATTTAGTTGATGTTCTAGACTTTACCTTTATAAAATTCTTATGAAAGTCTGTCTTCATTATTTCTTCTTTTCCTTTAGAATAGTCTTTGAGTATTTACGTTTAGACTCCTTAAACCATTCCTCAGGTATCTTTTTGTCAGAATACTTGAATCCATATTTCTCACAGAAAGACGCATAAGTTGTCTTTGAGCCTTTATATATTGGACTCTTCGATCTATTAAAGACAAAACGAATGTCCAATTCAGGATGTTGTTCTTTAATTAACAGGTGTTTCTTTCTGTCTTCAGCATCCCAGACGCCTTTAGTTTCTATAATGATTCCGTTAGGTAGCACAAAGTCAGGCGTATATTTGTGTTCTGATTCAGGCACAACATAGTCAATATAAAATTGCTCATATCGCCCATCTATAGAATGGGACTTGAGGAGTTCATCTACTGCCTGCTCAAGCCCACTCCGATAGGTCGATCTGTTGTGCCTACCATAACGGCTATAGCAGGCACTTCGAGTTGTCATATTTTAGAACTGATTAGCTCCGGTGCGAGGGTCATCATCAGCAAGATCAGGAATGGGGTCGTTAGTAAAGTTTTCAAACGGAGGGTCTTCTTCCTCGTCCTTAGCTTCACTTTCATAACCATCTTCAGATTCAAACCCATAGGCTTGCATCGTGCCTCCTTCAGCCCATTCTTTGAGTTCAATCACTTGGACTGCTACAGGACGAAGAGACAAGCCACACATGCGAGTCGAAGGCACATAGTAGGGAGCTGCTGAGAAACAAAGCTTGATCTGAGAGCCACCACCGAGCTTAATATCAGACAAAGGCTTACCCTTAGAATCAAAGATCGGAATCTTAACTTCATGAGTACCCTTGATTGACTTGATGATAGCCTTTTGTTTGAACTTCATCACGATGTTTCCATCGCAATCTTCCTCCCAGATGTCCGCCTTCTGAATCTTTGAGGCATTCTTAGCATACTTAGGGTCTGTGATAATTGCCTGATAGTATTCCTCAAGCATTTGATTGAGATCATTGACAATGTACTTGAGTTCAGGTGTCCATTTGGCAAACAACATGTTCACCTTATAGTCGCCATCAGGATTGAACTTAGTATCAGGTTCGACAAGCCAAGGATACTGAGCAACACCAAGGGGAGTCGTATAACGCGGAGCTTTAACTGCTTGCATAATTTATCTTCGTAAAAGTTAATATAAAAGAAAACCCTAGGCACACTTGGCACCTAGGGCAAAGTTGATTTGTTTTTTCTTACAGTCAGATTATATCAGGAGAAAGCATAAAGACTCTGTAAGACAAGGTTCAAGTCCAAGTCTCCTTTAGTCGGAGGCTTAGGCAAATCCTTGAGAGTCGAAGGTCTCAATTGGTTTGCTACATGATCGTGTAGCTCCTGAAGGACATCATGTTCTGTGTAGGTGTTGACAAACACTTCCCTAACAGTCTGATAGAGAATGTCTGCCTTCCCTGCATGAGTACCATAGGAATCATGAATCATTGCAAACGCATTGATACCCTTGTCAACGCAGGCACATACCGTAAGCATCAAGTGACTTGCATCCATACTGTGAACAAAGTTAGGTGCAATCCCTTGGCGTTGCTTTCTAGTATCAAGCTTGTTTCCATCAGCGACTTGGACTGATGTATTTAAAGCCGTGCCTTCAGTTAACTGTTTCTCACCATCAGGTTCAATAATCGTGATAGAGCCATTAAGGACAGTCTTAATGTTCTTCAGCTTAGGCTTCTGATACTTCTGTCTGACAGGGAATCCCGCAGGTGTTACCCAAGTAACCGGTAAAGCATTCCCTTTATAGTCCTTATCAGTAGCCAATAGGCCAGAGACAATTTGTAGCCAATCCATTGCTTCGACAGACTTGACTACAACGTCACCAAGAGCCTTCCATATCAAAGCAGCCATGTATCGAGCTGCCTGTTGTGGCTTGGAAAATGCTGTAGGATTCTTTGCAATGGCCGGTAGGATTGTATCCTCTAGCACTTGCTCGGCAAACCCATATTGCTTAGAGCCATAACACAGCGTCATGGTGCTACGCTTAGTAACCTTGCGTGTAACGCCGTAGGAGAGCCATTCTTGAGCTAAAGACGATGTACCCTTACGAAGGTATTGCCCCCCATCCTCAAGAGCCTCTATCGCGTCCTGAGAGCCATTATGAGCATCTTCTTTGAGATACCCTGTAACCTTGTCTGCAACAATCTTGTAAATGTCCTGAACGGTATCGCTAGGAACAAGATTGACAGCCTTCCCCCCGATAGCGTCTTTAAGCATCGCTGAGAAGTGTTGCAGTCCACTACAGGAGCCATCAAAGGCTACAGGCAAGTGAGAGACAAAGAGTTCCCCTTTTGCCAGATAATCGGCCCACTCAAAGCAAAACGCTAGGAATTCCCACGGTGAGTCTGTATCTACCCATTGAAGGTTTTCCAAAGGATTCTGAGCAATGGAGACAATCATGGCAGAGTTGCTATACACCCACTCAAGACGCTCTTGCATAGGCTTTTTGTCAAGGCCAAAGCAATTAGCTCCTTGAAAGGCTAGCCATGTTGCTCCATGTTCCCCTAAAGGAATACCTTCAGAGAACTCCAAAAGCCCCTTAGACAAATCACATCCTTGTGGACTGAGAGTAGTCATCGGATAGACTCTTCCCCTGAAGTCTAAGTTATGAGGAAAGTAGATTGCCTCATAGTCCTTATAGGAATCTGCCATAGAGACAAGAGCATTAGCTAGGATTCTTTTACCCCTAAGGCTTGCTTGACGTGAATAGTAGTGAGTCATTCTCACACGCCACTCCTTAGCGACTTCCTCATTGGTGTCAGCTTCAGCCGGTCTTAATGGTTTCTCTTCAGGCTCGGCTGATGGAATCCCTAAGGCTTCAGGTATAGCCTTCCAATCAAGTATTTCGTTAGCTACGTCCAGAACTCTACGGTTGATTCTCCACGCAGTCTTTTGGATAGCATTGACAGCCTTATACACATTGGGCATGTCAACGTCTTTATAAAAGTCTGCGACTTCCTTTTTTGATTCCTTGATTAACAAGGGTTGACGCTTTAAGTTAATGTAATAGCCTCCATCATAGGGACTTGTCCAGTCCTTCGGAGGTATTACCATAGGTCTAAACTTAAAGCACATATCGGCCAACATTTCGTCATTGTGGTCGATATAGTCAAGCATCATTTGATCGAAGACAAAGAGATAGCAATACCCCTTCGTGTTGATCTGACTTGTCTTTTGGAGTTTAGCAAGTCCTGTAGATTCTATAAAGATCTCTACAAGTTTAAGACCGGCTGTAACTTTTTGTTCTTCACTCCACTTTTTCCAGTCATCTATCAGACCGTCTTCGATGCTTGTCTTTTCGATATACCTCATAAAGGCTTCACGATAAGACAAACCAATACGCTTAGACAAGCCTTGACTGACTTGAGTCTTTCTCTTGTCTTCCAAAGAGTTAAAGATACGACTAAAGCGCAGCTCTTGTTCTATGTCTGCACCTATACCCTTGCAGAGATTCGACAATCCTACAATGGTTTTCTTAACTCCGACTGTTCTAGACAAGATAGCCTTGAGAGACACATAGGCAATATACTGTGTTGGCATTTCCCTGAAAAGACTACAAATGATGTGTCTTTTACCGGGTCTGCCTGTATCTACTGCCTTATAGTATCTCTCTAAGCCTTGTTGAAAGACAGGAATGCACTCCTTTAAAAGTGTTCCTGTAGTTCCCTTTAGCTGAGACTGTTTTCTCTCCTTCAGCTTGTTTAATGAAGGGTTGTTCTGAGCATAAAGATCATGCAAAAACTTTTCTTTTGCAATTTCCTTAGACTCAAGCTCTAGGTCTATCTCTTGGTTAACAAGAGATTCCCCGTATTGAGACACAAGAGATTCATAACTTGTATCTTTCCTTAAGTCAACCATAAGTTACTCCTTTATAGGTCTTTATTAAGGATGTTAATTATAGGTCACTTACTTAAAGTCCAGTTTCAGTTTTACCTTAAGTAAGTAACCTAGGGTATAACCTTAAGTTACCCCTAGGTGTCTCTCTTACAGTCAGATTTTATTCTCTAGATTTCCCCTACTTCCTCTTCTTCCAACAACCTTAAAACTCCGAAGAGTTTTTCAGGCTGAATGCTCTGAAGCATGGCTACTCGCTTGTATGCTTGTGCCGCTGTTGGATAGCTTAGAGCAAAATCCTTGTCATCCGTAGCGGTTTGGCAATTGATTGACATAAAACGATAAACACCGTTAATGTCTTCTTTAACTACAATGTAGTAGAATGGGTTTAGGACTTCCATTTTATTCCTCCTTGTTTATCCTACTTCTTCAAAAAGGACTTCTTTGAAGCTAGTACCATTGCGGTAAAGACAAGATTTTAACAACATGTTTTTCTCCTTTAAAGTATGCTAATAATCTAGCCTAAAAGACCCTTATAAGACCCTTTAGGCTAGACCCTAGTAAACTAGGGAAATAGCCCAGGAGAAAGGAGAAATTAAACTAGGGCCTACCCTAGCTATATTATCCTGATGCACTCGGATAGCAAACCCTTTTAGTCTATCTCTATAGAGCTACCATAAGCCCTATAAGTGCCCAGCAAATACCCGAATTGTTAAAGAGCATCTATCTAAGAGATTCGATCAGTCATCAACGACTGTTCTTTTGTATGACTCGAATAGTAAAGCACTCAAACTCTATTGTCAAGCCCTAGAATGTAAAAAAGTGTAAACCATAGATAACCGTATAGGTGCCCATGATCTCTTAGTCAGTACGCACATGTGAATAGCACAAGTTAATCACAATTTAAATTAGGGGTAATACCTATAAGTGTAACTATGGGTTAAGTGTGTATAGATATATCTCTTAGTCACACCTTTAAGTATACAAAATAAGAAAAAGCACAGGTAAACCAACAGGTGAACTTAAAGTATACAATAAATAACCATACACTTTAGTCAACTATTAGATAAAAAATAAGGCAAACCTACCATTATACAGTAAGCTTGCCCTTCATGTCAATTAGAGAAAACCCTGATGAATCCCCGGAAGTGTAGCTATAAGTGACACTCAGGGGCACCCACAGGGGGTAATGCACGCCTCATTAAACTTAAGTGAGGTCTTATAATTATTTTCAATTTTTTTAATCAGGAACATAAAGTCTAACCTATGGTAAACACAATTGGGTTACAACTTGCAGTAATTGATCGACATCTTTATTCACCAACGCAATCACAAACAACACCACAACTACCACAAGTTTCACCCAATGTACGACCTTAGGATTCCTTAGGATAGACGATAGTCTATTAAAGATAGACAAGAGTATTTGTATCATTATTGCCCCCTCTCCTTCATGTATTACAATAGGTTACCACTCCTATAAGGAGCTTTAAGTCTCTATAGCCTACTAGAGACTCACCTTATTGCAACACCAATGAACATTGGAAACAATAAGATACCACCTCTATAAGGGACTTTAAGTTACACCCTTAGTTTTTTTATAATCTTATATATACTTAAAGCCCTACTTTGTTTTTCTACAGTCAGATTTTATTATTTCGAGTCTAAATTCTTATAGTAAGATTTTATTATTCAAGTAGTAGAAACCCTTATATACATTGATTCAAGTCAAAATATCTGTATATTAGCTACATTGTCCATACCATCATCGTATGTATCGACAAGGTATTTACCATAGGTCTTAGTTGTAAGATGCTTCAATAGGCCATCCATAGAATCTTCATACCATTGAGCACTAGTTTCAGAGATACCTTCATCAGCATCAATCCCCATAAAGTCTTTAATGTACTTGACACCTATAGCTACAGCATCTAATCTGTCATCATGTATCAGGGCACCTTTATCGTGAGTGATACGAGTTAGCTGATAGAAGAAGGAATACTTAAAGTCTCCTTCCGGTACACTATTGAAATCATTCTGAATACACTCAGGAGTAGTACATAATTTATGATTTCCTAAGACAGGTTCTAGTGTATCTATGATGCGTAATTCTTTCTGACCTGTAGATTTGACTTCTGTAACACCACAATTAGGATAGACCTTCTTTAAGACAGGTTCAAAGAGTCTGGTGTACATACCATCACCAAAGTTAGCTTCTATGATGACTTCTTGGACATTGTATAACTTAGCAATATTAGCCAGTTTATTCAAGACAGGTTCACTATAGCCACCTAATAGTCCACCTACATCCATCAGGTAGATATAACCATTGATTAGGTATAGAACACCATATCCAGTCTCATCCTTACCTCTACCTGAGGGGTCAATTACTAGGCATTTATAGTCGTACTTTTTGATCTCTTCTGAAGCTGTATTATAGTAATAGAAGTAGTCACCCTTCAGTCCCATCGTAGGAGTATCACTAGACAGCCTTTTGCTGGCCTCAGGGAGCCACGTAAGCTTCATTGGAGCCTCTACCCTATCAAACATACCCACAAGGAAATCTTGAAGCCTGAGCGGGTATCTATCGGCATCTGAGAGCGTTGTATCGAGCATGAACTGAAGAGCAAACCCTGCTCTACCATAAGACAGTTCACGTCTCTGTAGGTCTTCTTCATTGAATCTCAGGGGGTCTGTAGGTCTCCCTGCGTACTTTTTAGGGTCACTATCGTATCTCTTAGCGATATATGGGGCTAGTCTATCGCCATAGTTGTTCCTAGACTTATCATCATAGGGATATCTAGCAGGGAATATGATGCAGGTGTAGCCTCTTTCTTGTAGCTCATTGTACAAAGACATTTCATTTTGAGGAGTACCAAGATATATGATCTTACCATTAGGCTTAATCACAGCATCATATTCCTTGACATATTCGAATAGTTGATCTCTGAGTACCTGAGTGAAGCTATTTTGTACAACTTCAACGTCATCTGAGATCAGGAGATCAGCACGACTACCGGTAAGCTGCCCTTTAATACCTACAGACTTGACACTAGGGCTATGGTCAGGCAATGCAGGGCCGACATCAAACAAATTTTGTGTGTCTCTCTGTCCTTCTCTAGCCTTCAGGTGACTGAGAAAGGGAACAGTATCAATAATCTTCTTGACAAATATGGCGTTAGCATCAGCACGTTCTTTGTTAGCTGACACAATCATTACCTTAATCTGTGGGTCTCTCCATAAGCTCCACACACAGTAAGCACACGTAAGGAATGACTTAGCGACACCACGGAACCCTTCAATGATATACCGGTCATTAGGAGGATTCTGTAGTGTCTTAGCTATTTCGTTCTGAATAGGCGTGAGCGGAGGCAACCCGATGAGCTTCCATACGAGGTTACAGAACAAGGGGAAGTTATTGTAATACTCTAGGAGTAGTTCATTAGTTGACGGGTTACCGTTAATTGAGACTTTCTCTGTCATATCCTGCTTCACTATAGGTATTATGTACCTTCATCAGAAGGCTATTCAAAGCGTTTCCTTCAGCGTCTCCTGCTTTTAGGACACAATCTATGCCATTACGTTCTAGCTCCTTAATAATGGCGTTATAGAGCTGTGGGGAACGCTTATCTGGGTCATCCAAGTCGTTACTCATAGCATCATAAAGTTTCTCTTGGATTAACCCTAGGAGTTCTTCAAGTTCTTGTGTTGTTTTCTTTGCTTTTCTGTTGCTCATGTTCTCTTTTAATCCTCGCTTCTATTTCTCTTAGTCTTCTTTTAGCTCTAAGATAGGGGTCAACCCAATATCTCTTTATGATACTAAGGATTCCAACAAATGTATAAATGATTGTTGCTATATAAACCCAATCAGATAACGGGAAGCCAAGAAGAGTACATGAAGAGACTACAGCAGGAGGAGAAGACTGCAATACACCATCAGCAATCTTCTTGACATCCTCGTCATCTAATACAAGCATATTTTATAAATCCAAGAATTCTTTTAGAGCTTTCAAATGTATTTCACCAGAAAGTCTATGATTATTGAATTCAATAGTAGGAAGCTCACGAATTGAGGCATATTCTTCTTCTGATAACTTAGATATATCTATAACTTCATAGGATACTCCAAGTCTATCCAAAGTGTTCTTGAGGCTCCTACACTTCATGCACCAATCAGCACTATATATCTTTGGTTTTTGGTTCTTTAAAGAACTTTCGTTCATTGAACTCACCTATCTTACCTTTATTGTAACCAGAAGTCGGTCTAAGGTAACCCATAACACGACTCCAGACTTCACACGACTGTCTTTCTTCAGCATGTTCTTTCAGAATCTTTTGTTCAATATCTACTTCACTTATCATTTACAACACTCCTTAGCTTTATATTTTTCAATGATTTCTTTATCACACAAAGGACAATGGTCATGTTTACCTGCTAGGTATCCATGTTTAGGACAAATAGAGAATGTAGGTGTAACAGAAATATAGGGCAACTTAAAGTTAGTCACAGCCTTTCTTACAAGGTTTCTACAGGACTCCCAAGAGCTAATCTGTTCACCAATATACAGGTGCAATACAGTACCACCGGTGTACATACATTGCATCTCTTCTTGTCTCAGAAGAGCCTCAAAGGGGTCATCTGTGAATCCTACAGGCAACTGAGAGCTGTTCGTATAGTAAGGATTCTCTGCTGTACCTGCATGGAGAATATCAGGGTATCTCTTGATGTCTTCCTTAGCGAATCTATAGGTCGTACCTTCAGCAGGAGTAGCTTCAAGATTGTATAGGTTTCCAGTCTCTTCTTGGAACTCAATCATCTTTTCACGGATGTAGTTCAAGACTTCAAGACACCATTGTTCACCAAAACTAGTAGTAATATCCTCTTTGTCATCCGTAAAGTTACGAACCATTTCGTTCATACCATTGACACCAATCGTACTGAAGAAGTTTCTAAAGGTACCAAGATAACGTCTAGTGTACGGATAGAGACCTTCACCCATCATCTTAGTGATAAACTTACGCTTGATCTCAAGGCTCTCTTTAGCTAAGACAAGGAGTTCAGTCAGCTCTTTATAGAAACCTTCATAGTCACCTTTATGCTTGTACCCCAGTCTAGCCATATTGATTGTGACTACACCGATACTACCGGTTTGTTCTGCACTACCAAACAAACCATTGCCACGCTTAAGGAGTTCTCTAAGGTCAAGTCTAAGTCTGCAACACATAGAACGAATATCGGTAGGCTTCAGTTCACTATTGCAGTAGTTAGCAAAGTACGGATTACCATACTTAGCAGTCATCTTAAACAGGTACTCACAGTTAGGATGCTCCCAGTCAAAAGCATCGGTAATATTATAGGTAGGAATAGGGAACGTAAAGGCTCTACCATCCTTGTCACCTTCAATCATCACTTCCATAAAGGCTCTGTTAATCATGTCCATTTCCTTTTGGAAGTCACCATAAGTAAACTCTTGTTCTTCACCACCGATAATAGGATGTTTATCCTTCAAATCCTCAGGACACACCCAGTCAAACGTAAGGTTAGTGAAGGGGCATTGAGAACCCCACCGGCTACCCACATTGAGACTGAAGATCATAGACTCAAGCTCTCTCTTAATATCCTCAAGGCTCATATTATCAAGTCGTACAAAGGGAGCCATATAGGTATCAAAGCTAGAGAATGCCTGAGCACCTGCCCATTCATTCTGAAGACATCCAAGGAAATTAACGATCTGACCACAGGCCGTAGAGAAATGTTTCGGAGGATTACTCGAAATCTTTCCTACAATACCATTAAAACCTTCCTCAAGCAAAGCTCTAAGACTATGACCACAGCAATAACCAGAGAGCATATCCAAGTCGTGAATATGATAGGAACCATCACGGTGCTTCTCTCCGATCTCTTTAGGATAAACTTCATTGAGCCAATAGTTTGCTGTGATCTTACCGGCAGTATTCAGAATCATGCCACCAAGGGAATATCCCTGATTACTATTGGCCTTAATTCTCCAGTCAGCATGTCCAATGTATTCTTCGATAGCTTCCTTGACTTGGACTGCTGTACGTTGCTTTCTGTGTTGTTCACGATAAAGAATAAATGCCTTAGCTGTCTCAAAGCATCCGTAGTCACTCAGGAATCTTTCAACCATATCCTGAATCTCTTCTACATTGATCTTTTCATTGAAATACTCAATATCTGTAAGTTCTGCTTCGAGATTAACAAGGCAGTTCACCATATTCAGATCAGGATTGTCAATATTTTTACCTATAGCTTTATAGGCTTTACCGATAGCTGACTCTACTTTATCCCAATCATATTCTACTTCACGACCATCTCTCTTAATTACCTTCATTCGACACTCCTTCTTCAGTATCACGGTACTTCTCAAGGATACCAATCAATGCTTCACCATCAGATTTATCAAACGTAAAATTCATCACAGTCACTCTACCACTCTTCTCAAAGGCAGAGTTAATAAAACCTTTAGCCATCTCAATGTCAATCTGATTGTTATCATTGACGATACCGGCTGTCTTCAGCATAGGTAGATACTGAGAGACAATGCTATCCATTCTACGCAGGATAACAAAGGTAGAACCTCCAAGAATCCACTTCATAGTAGAAGGTGCTGAAGGCATAAGACGAGTATCAATGAACTCAGGAATAACGTTCTGTAACTTACTAAGACTAATCAAGGCTGACATATTCTCCTCCAATAAAACAAAGAGCCTAGCCTAGAGATCATCCCTAAGCTAGGCTAAACTTAACTTATCTTACAGTCAGATTAAATCATTAGCCAACGCAAGTAGCACTACGAGTATTCACGGTGCCAGACACATTGACCTGAGTAGGAGTACCCGTGGGTGCCGTCCAAGAGTTATACTGAGGCATCGGCTGCGGGCAGATAGCAGAAATAGGAACACTAGTCTGAGTAATCTTACAAACCAGAGCCTGGAGACTTGCAATAGCCGTTGAATTAGCTTCACAGCAGCACTTGGCAGCAGAAGCAACTTGATCAATCTTTCCATTAAGTGCCTGACCTTGTTCACGAATCAGACCTTGGATAACCTGTTCACGAAGTTCAGCCTTTTCACCGGCACACTTAATTTGCTCTTCAAGTCTAGCGATAGTCACTCTGTTGTTAGCCGCTTCTTCAGACAAGGGTTTAATGAAGGCATACATTTCAGTACGAAGTTCCTTATTGTCAGCCACAGTCTGCTTATAGGCTTCCAAGGAGGTACGATCGCTGTAGTTTTCAGCCTTCAGTTGACCATTTTCAGCTTGCAAAGCAGAGACATACTGAACCTCTGCCATGCCACCTACACCTACACCACGATTACAACAGTTATTGCCACCAAAGATACCACCAAGGAGACCATTACCGCAGCCTCCACAGTTACCAAGCTGATTCACAAGTCCAACAGTACCGGCAATACCCAAACCAAGAGCCGTACCTGCTACACCTTTAGACGCATATTCAGCCATTTTTATTCTCCTTTATGTTCCATCATATAGTTAAACTTACGGATACCACACAGAATTTCTATGCAGTCCTTTACATCATCCAAATCTTGAGAGTCTCAACAAGTTTCATCCAGAAGATGCTCAAGGCACTCTTTTGCTCTATGAGCTGTATCTTCAAGGATATTCCTCATGTCTCTCATAGGATGTTCTGTATCTTTATGTTCAAAAGAATACATTTAGTTTATCCATTTATTGTTGTGTATAGTTTTAAAGAGTTGTCACGTCAGACAGGTTATCTATACAAAACTGTCTATGCACAAGCGAGTAGCTTGTTATATTCTATTATATAGACTATATGGGGCTTATAAGTATAAATTTCAAGGGTTATAAGATAAATAACCTAAAATGTCATAGTAATCTATTCTAAGATTAACCTGATAGTTAACGTTAGTAGTTATGAATTTTGTACCTTTAGGGCATAAACAAGGTAGATTAGGAATATATCTCCATTCTTTAGTTATACTAGAGCCATCAGGAAATTCTATTGTTATATTAGCATTTAGCCTGCTGGAATTATCGAAACCCCAATACGTCAACATAACATCTTTTTCAAGTGTGTATGTAGTATTGCGCCCTATATTTTCGTTTTCTCAGTACCAGTACTATCCACTATAGGCCATTTCATATTGTCACCTCCAAAAGATAATAAACCAAAGAGCATTTCCTTATTTAATGACATAAGTTCTCCTTCTTTGATTTTTCTTTGAATGAGACAATATGATAAGAGCTGACTCTAACCCCCCCCCTTCTTTAACCCATATACTGTAAATCTCATATCACCATCTCCCTTTATAACTGAACCTTTAGGTACATACATATATAGGATACTCAGGGTAGAAGAGTTATTAATATTTAGCCTTTTTGTTACTATAACACCATCCACAGAAACACTACCTGACTCATATTTTGAAAGATAATTAACCACAAGGTAACCATCTTCTGTAGCAGTATAGTTAAAAACGTTATTAGCTAGTTTTCTAGAGAAATCAGGAAAAAGCATATCATCGTCTCCTGTAAGTCCAACCAATGAGAATAACATTATGTCTTTATCAAACATATATTAAGCTCTCTTCTTAAACTTAATTCTATTGATACAAACCATATTATTCAATTGGTAAGACCTAAAGAAGACTACAGGGTATTTAAGCCCCCCCCCAGACTTAACTAAAGGAATTATGTTAAAATATGCAAAGTTAGTCTTGCTATTATTTTTTAAAACTGTTCCTTTAGTACAATAAAAACATGGACAATAGTTATGAGATCCTGCACCAGAATTATCGTTAAATAGCCTCTTTCCGTTAATACTCACACCAGCGGGACTAATTTCGCTTGATTCGCTATATAGCCCTATAAGGAAAGAATCCTGCGTAACTGTATAGGTATCATCAACCCAACCGTCTGAACGTAACCGAATCTCTTGAGCATTAGCCCAATCAGGAAATAGCATTTCGTCTCCCATTATTGACATCAAGCTAAATATTAGGTCTTTATTTAGCATCTTTTGTTAATCATCCTCTCTAAATTCAGGAGGGTACTGTAACCTATTAAGTTCACTTTCATACGCCTCCTTACAATGATCGTCTTGCCAAAAGAATAATAGGTTAATTAAATTTCTAGTCCACTTTCGCTTACCTGTAATGTAAGCTCTATATGATCGACTAGACACCGTTTCATCTGCATATCCACCAAAAAGTGTATTCACTAGTTGATCTAATGCAACGAGTACCTGAAAACAATCAGGATGCGTCATTGTCACTAAAGTCGCACTTAGTGAAACTTATAGTGATACCTTTGACTTCTTCTACGGATGTAGCAGATTCAATAGCAGTTCTATAAGTCCACTTTTCGTTATATGCAGATTGTCCCGCTGTAATGATCTCAAGCTGTATCGTCTTGAGTTGTTCCAAGGATACCATATGAGGCTGATTATTGGCATCCATGAAGATAGAACTATAAGTCATAGCTCCAGACTCAGCCGCTATAACCAGACCATTAACGTCCATCATAGCTCTAGCATCAGAGTCACACTCATAGCCTAAGCTAGAGATCATCTTAGCGTCGTTTTCATACCAACTAAGGAACTTTCTTTCAAGTTCACTTAGTTTGGTTTGCTTTACCTCCTCCAAGGAAGGTTCTACTGGCTCAGGGTCAGGGAGTTCTTGATAGACCACCCCATATATTGCCCAACCAGAAGCATCCTTAGGAGTAGAAAAGGCTTTACCGTCTTGTTCCCAAATGTCTTTCTTCAATTGGTAAACAGACGTGTATTCTTTTCCTTTATAAGTATATTTCTTAATCATGGCATTAAGACTCCTTAAACATCAGAGAGATAAACCCATGAGTATTAGACCAGTGAACAACCATAATGCCAACAAAAGCTTTAGCAGGAAGACTCGTAGCATTATCAGTTATCCAAGTAAACTCAGACGAATCAGCAGTTACCGCCAAGCTACCAGAACTATTAGCATTGTTCATTACAATAACCTTAGTCCACGATTGGTTAGCCGCACCGTTACTAATAGTCAAAGCCATATCACCAGAGTAAGTCCAACAAATAGAATCTCTAGAACTATTGTTGACAGTCAGACTAGCTGAAGTCACATTGCTAGAGTTCTCATAGCCGTTAAGGTTTCCTCTATTGCCTGACATAAGGATGTCTTTAGGTGCATGCCCATCAGTACGACCAGTACCGCCTCTAGCAATCGGAAGTTCACCAGAAACACCCAATGTCACGTTTGCAGAGCCATCGAAAGAACCCGCAGAAGTGGACTCTAGGTTGCAGATAAAGGTACGAGCTGTAGTTAATTTAGCAACCGTACCATCATCATTACCTGTACCACCATTAGCAGTACCAAGGATACCTTGAACACCCGGTGTTACATTTGCAGTACCATTAAAGGATGCAGTAGAAGTAGATGCAAGATTCGTTCTAATTGTTCTTGCAGTCTGCAACTTATCTGCACTAGTCGCTCTTGCAGGTTTCCAATCTTCAAGGTCATCCATAAGGGCAACCTTGTTCTTACCGCCTGAAGTCTTACCATCCATGATAATTGGACGATACCCTTTAGCATCATCCGTTTGAATAACGATTTGTCTGTCCCTTCCTACAAAACCGTTATCAAAGTCTTCTTGTAGAGCATATCTTGTGGATATGTCTAAGTTAGTTAAATTTACAGCCATCTTTTGTATTAACTCCCTACTCTCCCATAATCAGTTCTAACTACCTGTAGTTCACTCCACTCAGTCCACTCAGAAGTCGCAGTATCTCTAAGGCTTCTAATGAATACTCTATCTGTACCATTCCAAGTAAACATGATTTCATTGTCACCACTATAAGATTCTCTAGCACCGCTCATGTGGATGACATTACCATAAGAATAAGGATACCCATTATTGTAGGCTTCATAAAGCTGAATACCCTTAATAGAACCTCTAGTAGAACCACTAAGTGCAGTTACTTGTCCTCTAGAGACAATATTGTTAATGTTGATATTTGCAGTACCATTAAAGGAAGTACCATTGATTGTTATAGCTGTCTTTAATTTATCTGCTGTAGCCGCATTACCATTGATACTACCTACGATAGTCTCAGAGAATGTCTTAGTACCACCTATAGTTTGATCTCTGGTTGTATCTATAATAGTACCATATCTGCAATATTCTAGATTGCTTGACGTACCCCTATAACGACCATTCCAAAATGCTAAAGCCGCTTTATCAATCAGGTAGTTATTATTCTCTCCGTACCCTATGTCACCTCTAGAAGTCTTTGTGTATCTTTCAGTGACATTCCTAGCAGTACCGTTGATATTACCTGCAATGGTAGAACTAAAGGTCTTAGTACCAGCTATTGTTTGATTTCCTGTAAGTTTAACTACAGCAGAATCATTAGCTTTAGTACCTACAGTAGTCTCAAGGGTATCAATGCTGTTATTTGTAGCATCAAGATCATCTATCGTAGCATACGTAGAAGCGGCACTAGATTTAGTCAGGTAAGCAGACAAGTCAACAGCACCCGCTAGAACATCCCATGCACTACCATTCCAAGCTACATTGTCCCCTGCTTTGATACCGTGGGAACTATCAGCCTGAGCTACGTTGTACATATCGCCTACTTTCTGTGAAGCTACAGGAAGATCAGCATACGTATTTACAGAACCCTGATAAACCAAAGCACTACTTAAAGCACTATCGACATAGGTCTTTTCAGCATAGACAGAAAGATCAGGTTTATTCTTAATGTACCCCTTATTGCTAGAATCTGTCTCATTCCAGTCAGCATTAAGTTGACCACTAGATGCCTGATTAGCCCAATACTTGGCACTATAAGAACCACCTTCAACAGGGCCATCTGTTTTCTCTGCCCATGCCTGAGCTTTCTCTACATAAGGCTCAAGGTCTGCTATAGCTTCTTCAGCGGCAGTACCTATAGCGGCAATCTGAGTTGTACCTGCGGTATTTACAGCTTGAACCTGAGTATCCCCTGCATCGTTTACATTGGATACCTGAGTCGTACCTGCTGTATTGACATTACCAACCTGAGTCGTACCTGCTGTTTCTATAAGACCAATCTGAGTAGTACCTTCAGTTTGAAGTTCTTCAATCAGACCATCTTTAGAAGCATTAACGGTAGCAATTACAGAGTTACCCTTTTGTTCTACCAAGGTAATCTGATTGGTACCTTCAGCAGTAACAAGGCCACTTTGCTTAGTCCCTTCAGCAGTCACAGCAGATACCTGAGAAGCACCTTCGTCTTCTACAGCAGATACCTGAGTTGAACCTGCGGTATTCACAGCTTCAACCTGAGTCGTACCAGCGGTATTCACATTGTTTACTTGTTCCGTACCTGCATTGGTTATCTCAGTTACCTTTTGCTGAGACAAAGCGTTGATCTGAGAAACACCATCAGTCACAGCTTCAGTCACAACATCAGCAGAGACATTGGCCTCTTCAGCAGAAGCTTTAGCTTGATCGGCATAATACTTAGAGCTATAATCTACTTCTAGACCTGCATCATCAGTTACCTTGCCATCAATCTTAACGGCCCAGTCTTTAGCTTTGTTAGAAGCCGCTACAGCATCATCTTTAGCCTCATTGGACAATCTGACATTTTCAACAGTAACAGGTACAGAATCTATAGCTGTTTGTAGAGAACCATCTTCGATAGCATCTGCAACCTTATTGACATCTTCAATGTTATCTGCTACAGTCTTGATGTTACCACCAGTTACTTCAATCTCTTCAGTTTCACCTGTACCTACTCTACCCATATCGGTGAATTGAGGAGGCTTAAAGGTACCTTCAAGATCGCCTGCAACCTTATTGACATCATCAATATTGTCTGCTACAGTATTAACATCATCAATATTGTCTGCTACAACCTTAGCTGCTTCACCCATCTCTGCTACAGACTGTGCCCAATATTTGGCAGAGTAGTCTATCTCTTCGCCTTCTTCGACTACTTTACCATCCATCTTGACAGCCCAGTCTTTAGCTAGATTCTTGGACTCTTCAGCCTCATTTTTGTAACCTTCAGCAGTATCTTTGAATTCTTCAGCTTCATTTCTGAAACCTAAAGCTTCGTCTCGATACCCTTTAGTTTCATTCTTTAAGTCTATGACGGATTGTTTATCTTTCTTATAGTAACCAAGAGTCATAGCATCTTGGTCATCTACAGGGTCAGCTACATTGACAATACGAGTATTCTGAGCATCCCAGTTACTCTCATCGTCTCTTAACATAGCATCCTTAACGTTATCTCTAGCTTCTTCAGCAATATGGAATGCCTGAAGTTGAGACGTATCAAGGTCTGTAGCTTTGAGAATAGAAGCATCCTCAAAGGAGACTATTCGTTCTGTAGCTGAAGTATAACGTCTGACTACAATACCTTCACCTTCAGCAGGGGCAGTCTTAAGGCGTATTGTAGTATCATCTAGGAAATAATAGTCAGCACCGGTATCTCCATAGTCACCACCTGTAAGAAGAGTCAATCCATTGTTCACATACACATGCACAAAGCTCTTCTTAAGGTAGTCAAAAGGAACTACAAAGTCAGTCTGAGTACCATTACCTGTATAATTAGCAATAGTATCTGCCATGTTTATTCCATTATTCTAAATCTGTGTATTCATCCTTTAGGTTATCCAAAGGTGCATTTGTCATATAGCCCCATTGAGGAGTAATAGACTTTAAAGATTTCCAGAGATTATTGATATTCTTTTGTTCTTGCTCGTAGGTATAATCATCAGGATTGGTACTAATAGCCATATAATTAGCTAGACCTATGCCAAGATTCGTATAATTATTTGCTGTTCTAAGTGCAGGCATATTTTGAACAAGGAAATCACCAAGGTTCATGTTATTCCACAGCTTAGGAGCATCAGGGTCAACTATACGAGCATCAGAAGTAGTCTTAGAGAATGTGCCTATACCTGCTGCATTAAGCAACAATGCAGGTGCAGCCAACAGAGACGATCTAAGGATACTTGATTCTACTGCCGGTAACAATTGCTCTTTGATATTCCCGTTAATATCAATACCCATAGACATCTGCCAGTATCTCTCTCTGTCTTCTTCAGACATACCAGAAGTTCTAATAGCTGTGATACCCAAGTTACCTATGGTAGCCAATGCAACAGAGACAGAGAAGTTACCTGCCTGATACAAAGCATCTCCTTCCTTTACTCTGTTAACTGCCTTTACAGCTCTCTTAGACCAAGAACGAATAGCAAAACTCTTAAACTGAGTCAACAATCCAATGATAGGACTAGCATTAGTATCCCACTTAAAGGTATCACCAAGGCTAGGTCTAAGGATTGTTTCATCAGCGGCATAGTCTCCAAGCCTTCTCAAGGTAGTCAAAGCTCTAGGGTCACGAGTAACCTCATTTATATCTCTGATAATAATACCACCCTTAACATCTACAGCAAAAGCCTTCTTTAGTTTTCTCTTCAGGTGAGCCATATCTTTAGGGGTAATATTCAGTCTAGTCAAAGTACCCTTTCTAAAGAAGCCTCCCTTCTGTCCTCTGATGATTTGAGCCAACATCATCCCTCTAGCTGTATCAACAATGTTGATCTGTGAAGCCTGAAGGAATTTAGTTGTAGGTAATGCCTGAGACAATATCTGAGTACCAGACACAATATCAGCCAGAACCTTATGATCTCCAAAGCGATACCTGTTGTGTCTTCTAATGTCACCCCAAGACGATCTAACTACAGGCTCCTGAGTAAACAACAAGTCCATGACACCACGTTCTTCAGCAGGAGTCATGCCACCCTTAGCCCATCTTGTCATAACCTTGTTAAATCCCGGTATAGACTTAAGGAGAAGACTAGGGCCATACGCTAGAACACCCGCAGAAGTCTCCAGATAGTTCAAAATACCCATATAGCTGTTAGACGTAGCAAAGGTAAGGTTTCTAAGAATTTCACTCAATGCTGTACCTACACCAAGACCTTCATCATAGTCTCTTAGTCCAATACCAAAAGCTTTCTTAATGAGAATATCTGAAGCTTTAGTGTATCTAGCTTCTGCATCAGGTTTAGCTACAGGTCTCTTGTCTATTTCTTCACGGATAGCTTTATTGAACATATCCTGAAGTCCCTTAGCTCCATCAGCACCATAGACTTCTTTTGCTATCAGTTCACCTGTAGCTCTTCTATGGTATCTATCTACAGCATCAAAGAAGTCAACTCTAAAGTCATCCAGACACAAACCATCAGTATCTCTAAAGGAAGTATCCCAAGGTATTCTATGCTTGCCACCATCACCAAAAGAAGACAAAGGATTACGAGGGTCAAACACAGAGTTAATGTGCTTACCCTGATCGACTACACCTAGAGCAAACTCTGTGGCCTCCTTCATCATCCACTCAGCAAATTCAGGTGAATCTATCGTAGGAGGTATGAAAGCTTCTGCTTCACCTTTAACACCCTTCAGTTCATCTTTAAGTCTTAGTTGATAGCTTTTATAGACATCTGTCAAAGCTTGAGGATTCTTACGAGTACCATCATAGACTAAGTGAGCTAATCTCTGACCTAGCTTCTGCATTGCATCTATGTTGTTGCCACCAATTCTTCTAAGAGCATCCGAAATCTTATAGACATCCCAGACTCTAGGAACATAGGTAGCAGAGTCAACAGCACCATTCTCCCACTTACCTATGGCAATCATGTCCATATTGTCTTTATCCAACAATGCTCTATACTTCTTAGCCATTGCTGTAATCTGTGGAGAGAACTCTTTGAGTCTTTCAGGTATTTCCTTACCGGCTGCTACTTTGTACATAGCATCGCTCAGTTCTTCTGTGGAAATACCTCTAAGAGTCATCTTGTTCTTGTCATCAACAAACTCTTCTCTTAGTCTTAGAATATCACTCTCGCCTTCGTTGTGATACTCTTCAGCAGTCTTAAATCTATCTCCATATTGTCTATGGATACCTGTTTCAGGGTCAACTATACCTGCTTCATTCTTGACAAAGCTATCAAGGATTCTTCTAAGTCCACCATTAGGGTCAATGTCATCGAACATCCCATTGACAGTAACCCTCATGCCATCTTTAAGATTCTCTGCAAAAGACTCTGCGGCTACTCTGAATTTTCTAAGTCTGCTAGGATTCTCAAAGTATCCCAATGCAGGTTTACCTTCAGCAACAAAGTTACTCTTACCTGTCATAGACTCAGCCCATGCTTTAGCATAGAACTTTCTTGAGGCTGCTGACATAAGTTCTGCACCTGCACCGAACACGATACCTGCGGCTGCATCCATCATCATATCAGATTCAACACCTGTATGTTGCTGACTGTACAAACCAGAAGCAACATTAGAGACACCACCTGCGACTACTCTTCCAAGCATACCCCAACCACCGGTACCTATAGTAGCTGCCCAGTTAACAGGGTCAACCATAGCATCACCTAAACCAGACGCTAGGTTATCCAATATGCCTGCATCAGCGGACTTCTTGTTGTACTCTATGTTGTCTCTGATTACCTCAATGGCATTGTCTATATCATCTGCTGAGTTCAATCTACGAGCAACAGCATTGTAAGCATCTTCATTGTAGTTGACTGCTTCAAGTATCTTCTTTCGTTGTTCATCAGTCGGTATGTAATCTGTAGCTTCACCGAAAGGATTATCTGAAAGAAATCTGACTCTAGCTACGGTACCCAATGCACTATGCTCAAGGCCACCTAAATAGCCTACTTCATCTGCTGCTTGTTCTTCTCTTCGTTGTTGCTGATATAGCTCTTCCCTATAGGCTTGGGCACTAGAAGGAACACTAGCAGTTATACCAGAATTAACAATATCTAAATTATGTATAGGATACTGTCCACTAAAGTCTTTAGGCATTATTAGTCTCCACCTTCAAATGTTTCAGGTACAACACCGGTACCACCTGCGGCTCTACGATAGTCTTCTGTCTTAACCTTAATAAAGATATTGTCTTTTTCTTTATCTATTCTCTTCTTCAAGTCTTCTCTAGTTAAAGACATAATCTCAGTACCGTTACCTTTATCGTAAACACCTATAGAATCATCATAAGGATTGTGCCAGATGTTGACACTATCAAAATCCATGTGTCTAGCTTCAAGTTCCTTAGACACATCCTTAGCCCACTTATCAGCTAGAACTTCAGTTCCTTTAGCAGACAATTCATTATTATTAAAGAATCTCTTAGGAACCATATTGTTACCAATCTGATAATAATTAAGGTCTATTTGTTCAACAGCTTTATTGATAGCTTCTTCATTGTCCAACCCCAACAGCTTATAGAAACCTGCTGTGTATTGAACAAGAGATTTAACCATAGGTGTGTTATCAATAGCACCACTAGCACCAAGAGACAGCAAATCAAGTTTATCTGTAATATCTCTCTTGATGATCTTATTGGTGAGAACTTTTACATCCTTGGAATCTTTACTTTCTTTAGCATACCAATTCATTGATCGAACCATTTGATTATAGTCCATGATACCACTTGATAGTGCATAAAACATCGACTGCATCATCAATGAATCTTTATTCTCAAGATTACCAAAAGCTGAAGGGTCAGCGTTAAAGATTTCCATGAAGCTAGACAAGTTATCAGGAGCTTCAATCTGCATCTTAGGATTAGAGATCAGACCGTTAACTTGTCCTTGTATTGTTCTGATAATAGCACTAGAACCACTATTGATATACTTTCTAGCCGGATTATAGGTATCAAACGTAGCGTTAGCCATTGAAGCTATATCAGCAGGAGAATATCGTCCACTCTGTACAGCATCAGCAAAGATAGCATCTATGTTTTCTCTGGTTAACTTGATGTCAACATCTGCATCAGGCTTGAAGCCACCCAGTTGTTTACCAAGAGCTTCCCAATAGTTACCTAAAGTATCCTTTTGTAATCTTGGGTCTCTATTCTTCAAGTAAGACAAATAGGTATCTGCAAGCAATAAGTTAGCATAATTCTCTGTGGACTCTTTATAAGCCTTAGCTGCCTGTTTGTTTAGATTGTCTCTCTGTGTTTGGGCCTTAGCTACGGCATCCCAGTATTCTTTGAATCTATCAGAGTCTCCACCATCCTCAGCTCTGATATGCAGAGCTTTTTCTTGGAGACCTTCAACATCTCCCTTTTCGATCATAGCTTCGATATTGTTTCTATCAGAGCGTCTAAGCTCCATATCATTGCTATGCTTAAAGTTGACAGACTTCAGCTTGAGGGTTTGTAGTCCTTTCTCTCCACCCCAAATATCACTATAGGTAATATTTCCAAGAGTAGGAACTTTCATGTTCTTCATGCGTTCCAACACTTGACTACCCCAAGGAGTAGATGAAAGAACCTCTCCTAGACCACTAGCTAACTTAGCGTATTCAGTCGGTGTAAGATGATAACCATAAGCATCAAAAGCTAAACCCATAGCATCACTAAGTTGTTTAGCATTGGCACCACCAAAGACCATCTTTTGGATGCTTGCTTCAATCTCAATCAAAGCTTGCTGTTTCGTTCTGTCATCATCGACAGCCTTAGACTTAGCAAATACCTGTGATCTAAACTTATTTGAGTTAGCCCAGAATCCTTGATTGAAGAACCAGTCACCATCAGCCTTATAAGGATAGACATCAGTATCTTCATTAAGTACCTGATTCATGTACTTAAAGTTTTCTGCATCTACCTCTTCAGGCTCCATGCCTACGAACTCACCCTTGTCAATACGACTCTGAAAGTCCTGTTGTGCTATGTCTGCAAGAATCTCACCGTGTCTAAACTTGAGTCTCTGCATAGCCAATGGGTCATCTTGGAAGGGTACATTACCGTCCTTCATCATTTGATGATATTCTTCAAGGCTATGCTTTGCAAGCCAATCATCAGCTAACTTATAGGAATATTCTCTGCGTGCTTCAAATAGACCGAACAATCCTTTGTTTACTTCTATAAGAGCTTTACCCCAATCTACTTGCTGTGGAGCTACAGCAGGTTGAACTCTAGTATTCAATCTAGGTGCCCTATAGTTATCAAGCTCACCTAGATTAGCATTAAAGTATCTCCACTCACCATACTGTCTAGAGATACCAGAATTACCTGAACTATTTTGATAAGTTGGCATCTAGTCTCCTTAGTAAATAAAGTTGTATCTATTGTTTCTAGTGTTACCAAACAAGGCACCTAAAGATTGCCCCAATGCTCCGAACTGAGAGAACATATTCTGTATGGAGCTTTGCTGTGAGTAAACCTGATTGAAGGACTGCATTGCTCTATTCCAACTCCATCCAGAAGACATCCCACTACCACCACCACCGGCAGACAACGAGAAGGAACCTGCACTAGAAGCACCTGATGCACCTGTACTCAATGCACCACTAGAACCAAGACCATTAAGATTTATTGAACCACTACCGGCACCACTTGCACCTGCACCACCACCAAAGCCACCACCAAAGCCACCACCAATACCAGAACCAATCATAAAGCCTTGGTAACCTGCCATAGCAGAAGTGTGCATAACATTAAAGACATTTTCAAGATCAGAAGTCTGCATATTGTTGAAATTATCTTCTGCTTGTTCAACAGTCTTTTGTGTCTGTATATAAAGATTATCTCTTTCTCTTCTTATTTGATAATCTTGTTGTTGATAGTTTTCTATTACTCCAGTTCTACGTCTCTCTACTTGTCCAGTTATAGCTCTAGCTATCTGCTGTCCTGTACGTCCTTCATAACCTGTTTCACCTTGAGCAGCAAAGACAGCAGAGTTATTCTGAATGCCATTGAAGGTTATGTTAAAAAGATTCTGTTTAGCAGACTCTAGGTTAAACCTACTTTCTTGATCTAAGGCATTTTGGTTATAGTTATAGTTCTGTATGAGGATTTCCATCTGTCTAATGTAGGATTTCCTCATTGCTTTCTGTGTGTCTCTGATACCCTTAATAGAGCCAATTAAACCAACAGTTGTACCTATAGCCGCACCAATAATACCACCAACAAAATTACCAGCCATTATTATACCTTCTGAGTTCTTCTAACATACATACCTTCCCAACCACCAGAAACAATATTCACAGGAAGCATATTGTCACTATAGAGTTTAATAGCTACTTCATTATTCAGCTCATGCACAGGGAACTTAAAGCGTCCACCGAATACCTTATTGACACCAAGCAACAAGTCAGACACTCCTAGATTCTTAGATGCACAAGTATAGGTATATTCTTTATGTTTCAAACTATTGATTACCTTTGTATTAAACACACCGGAATCAGAATAGTTAAACCAGAAGTATCTCAGCATGAGTCTTCCTTCGTCTTCAGAAACAACTGCACCTTGACTATTATTCTGTTTAATCAAAGGTCTAGACAAAGTAACATCAAGAACATACTGTCTTCCTACGAATACCTTCTTATTTCTAAGGTCTCCTGTAAGTCTGAATACACCGTTATCATCCCATTCGCTTGTCTTATAAAGATAACCTTCAGGAGTGACAAGGAAGTACGTATAGCCTTCTGTAGGAGTTGTACCATAGACATCTTTAAGTGACACCTCTGTATAATTATTGAAGTCACTATACTTGTTTCCTTGAGGTATCGTGTACTCTGTCTTTCTGTCCATGAAGAGTCTTACAGGCTCATCAGGATAATCTAGAGTATTGCCAGTCAATTCAGCTTTCTCTAGGAATAAACCTGATGGTGTACTTATAATCATGTATATATTAGCATTGATAAAGTCAGCCAATAAGACACGACTGTCATCAGTCCCAAAAGTCCATTTAAACCACGATTGTTGGATTGTATTACCGTTGACAAGAATAAACTTATAAGTATATACAGTATTAGGGGTATTATCAGAAAGACAAGTAATGACATTTTCTGTGGAGTTCCCAGAGAGTCTAGTGATTCCTGTAGGAATATATCTAGGTACGTGACTAGAACAATCCTCAGCATCTCTTAGGTCTGCTACATCTTGAATCGTATAGAAACGCATAAGAGAGCAATAGTTCACTCTATCGTTAATGAAGTAAATACTATTACCAATATTGATAGGTTGAACATTAGGATTGTACACAAAGCTAGACACTTGATCTACCTTAACCGACTTAGGAGTTAAGACACCATCTGAGCCTAAGACAAACTGTCCTTCCCTAGCAAACAGCATAAGTTCCCTAGAGAATGGTACAGCATGAGTCAGAATGGATACCTTATTGGAACTCACAGCTACGTCTATAGCGTCCGTATCAAGGACACTCGTAGCAGTCTCAAACCAGAAGTTAAAGAAGTCAGCACTAGCACTCAAGATGATATTCTCATCAGCAATAAAGCCTAGTCTATTACGATAGAAGAATATATCATTGATTGTACGAGTAATGAAGGTAGGCTCAGGGTTACTATCTTCGTCACCTGTTTGTCTATCTATCCATTCCAATCTCTTGAAACTAAAGGTACCATCAGCTTCTCTTACAAGAGCATGAGGCATTGTCTGAGCATCAATCTTATAGGGAATCCCTCTAGCTAGAGTTTCTTGCCAAGTCTTTTCACTAGCATTCCATTTGACATAGTAGTCATCTGAAGTATCACCTGAAGTGTAGCCTTTAATTCTCAATACAAAACCATCAGGTGCATCATTGGGTAGCTTATTTTCTGAAGACACCCAGTCCTTAGCAGAGTAGAAGTTACCACCGGCATAACCATCTTCAATGTTATACTCGAAGTCACTTCCATCTTTCTTACGGACAGACAGAGTAGAACTGTTATCTATTTGTTCTGCCTCAAAGGTACCTGTAATACCTACATTATTCCAACCATCATCAGACGTAGCAATAGAACAAACATCTTCGTCACCTGGGGATGCCAGTTGACTAAACCCAGTCTTCCATGCTACACCTTCCCAATAACCTTCAGTAGGCTTAGTGCCAATCAAAGCATAGTAAAGACATTCTGCAACCTTCTGAGTATTGGCATATCTAACGTGCCATGCAGAGTTACCCGAAGGCAATCTTACACCGGCACAGAACTTATCATTAAGCCATATCTCATAGGTCTTACCATAGGCAGTACCTCTGACATCAAACAACACCTTGCCATCATTTGTGTCTGGACTGAGATCATCAGTCATAGCAGTCTTAATGGTGTTGTTCAGGATAAACGTATAGTCAGCTACAGTTACAGCTCTAAATTCCTTTATAGGGTCTGTTACAGTCAGATAACTAGCATCTTCCTTAATGTTGACAGTCTTAGCGTTACCATCCAAGTCCCATACTCTAAGACTACCTGAGCGCATCTCTAGGATGTATTGCTCATTCTCATCTCTATTGATAACATGGTATCTTACCTTATTGTTACCCATAGAGTCTCCGAGTCTAGCTATATGAATAGTTGGAGGTCTCTTCTGAAGACCTTCTACTTCACTAGGGAAACCATTTATAAGTTCTTCTACTTGGTCAGGGAACCGTATAATATCAGGCTGTTGGGATACGCCACCCTTAAAGGAACTAATGCTCTGGGAAATAAGGGGCATACGGTACTCCTCTGTGTCTTGCTATCTGGATAAAGTCTCCATCCTCAAAGACATTGTAGTCACCTGTAGTCAAATCATAGTCAACCACATCTGCATAAGCAGCAGTCTCTTCAGTTTGAAGATGAAGGTCTAATCCATCGTCCCCTAGGTATCTCATTTGGAATATCCTAGAAGAACGAACTGTAATATATTTTCTAAATTGTTCTGGAAGCTCATTGAACGGAAGTTCCTTGACAAGTATCTTAATGTCCAAACCTTCAGGGAATATATTGGTTTGACTATACACATCAAAGAAATACCCGTCTCTTCGAATTAACTTATAGGTTGGAGCTTCAAACCTGAGATAACTATTAGGACAAGGAACATTAAATTTACCATACCGGTTATCTTCAGGGTCAAGATGTATCATTTCAAGAGTATTAAAGAACCACCCTCTTGCTTGTATTTCCTTGGATACACCTTTAAGAATTCTTTTAGCATTGATGACATCAACATTGTTTTCGTCTTCAAGGCTAGAAACAGGAGAAGAGCCTATAGCACTTAGGATTTCATTGACTGCATCTAATTCATTTTGCGGAGTTATAATCAAAGCTAATCTCCTAAAATATCGTAGATAGTTTACACTATCCTAGAAAAAATAGCCCTAGGGCATACTTAAAGTACACTCTAGGGCTTATAGTTTATTAGTTAAGCTACGGTCTTCTTAGCTCTCGTCTTAGTAGCTACAGTCTGAAGAGCTTGGCCTTCTTCTCCGTCCTCTTCCTCTTCTTTGTAGCCATAAGTTTCAAGCTCAGAATCCGTCATGTCTTTCACCCACTTCTTAGCAGTAATATCGTAGGTGTTACCATACTTATTAAGATCAGCAGGCATCGACTACTCCTTAGGTATCGGAGCCAACCTGAGCAGTCTTAACAAAGACACCAACGGCTTCAGGTCTAAGACCACCGTGACCAACAGCCATCTTAGCGATAATTTGATCTGCCTGATATTCAGCTCTACGTGCTTGTTCCATAGCAAGATCACGGAGCTTAACCGTACCCACAGCCGATCTGTGGAATACAATACCTTGCAACACAGCAGTAGTCAATTGAGCCTTCAGCTTATGCTTGTTGTCAACACCATCGTTAATGAAGTGCGGAACTTCAATGATCTGGAAGCCTGCAACATTCATCAAGCGACCGCTAGACGGGTCAAAGAGAGCCGCATAGTTAGCCGCATCAGGCATCAACGCACGGAGAATAGCAGAGTAACCTTCAGGAGTCGTCAAGAAGTAACGATCAGCCTGAGGCACATAGTTACGGGTAAATGCAGCACGAGCAGCAATCAGACCTTCAAGAAGCTTATTGCCATACGCTGCGGATTGGGCTTCGTCCATACCGGTAACAAATTCATAAGCCTTACCCGTACCGGGGTTTTCAAGGGTAGAATTTTCAGGAATGTTTTCTTGCATACCCGCAGTTTTCTTAGCTGCCAGATTAGCAAGTTCATTGATAACAGCACAGTCAGCAGCCTGAGCAAGAGCTTCACCAAGTTGACGAGAGTATTCAGAACGAACATCATAGTGGTTCATTGCTTCGTCAATATCGGTAATCAAGCAGTCAGCCGTAAGAAGACCGTCGATCTCGATGATCTTCTCGGTGTGTTCCATCTTCTTACGTTGATCGTCCAAGTTGTTACCGGGTTCAAGGTACTTAGCATGCGTACGGCCCATAACAGGAAAACTTGCCGAACGTCCATAGTTAATAGTTCGGACAATATGCTTGTCCATCATAACCGTGGTACGAGCAAAAGCCGTCAGAACTTCACCTGCAAAAATCTTCAGGAACAACGCACGGCGATCACCTGCACTCAGTTGTTGACCAGGATTGGAAATAGAATTAGCATTAAGAGCTGCCATTTAAATAACCTCTTATTATGTTATTATTTTTATTATATTATTATCGGTTTATTTATTTTTTTAAAATACAGTATAGAGCATCTTTTGTTCAACAGAACGGGTATATGCAGGGTCTCTCGCATATCTAGGGTCAGACATAGCTTTAATCATATCCTGCTTCGATGCAAACCCTTTAGGTTCTCCTCCGCCTGCACCTTGGGTACTGCCCAAAAGTGTAGGATTAGATGTACCTCTCGTAGCGTTCATCTTGGATTGAATCCCTGCAACCATCATCGAGATCAAATCCAAGTCATTACTATCGAGAGCTTTGTTGAACGCTTTAAGGGTACTCTGAGGAAGGTTATTGGCCGCCCATTGAGTCATCTTAAAGTATTCTTCTTCACCACCGGCAGATTCATAGACTGCTTTAGTGAATCTTTCTTCGATTGCATGTCTTCCTTCAATAAAAGACTCAATCACTTCTTTCGGATAACCTGCATTCACAAGGTTAGCCAAAGTACGACTGGAAATATTACCAGATTCTTCATATTCCTTAATGGCCTGCTTGAAGTCCACTCCCTTATTACGGAGGTCTTTTTCAAGAGCCTTAAGAGTATCCTGATGTTTAGCTACGTCATTCGCTAGGGTAGTATCACTAGGAGGATTATTGTCGTTGCTAGAGCTGTCATTAGTATCAGCTTCACCTTGTGTAGTAACATCAGGTTCACCTTCAGGAGCCATAATGGATTGACCATTGCTCCCATCAGTATTCATTTGTACAGTACCGGTATCTGCACCAACCTGCACATCAATATTACCGGTATCTACAGGTTCATTAGTAGGGGCTTCACCACTCATTTAGTTATCATCCTTTAGTATTATTGAGCTTGTGCTCTAGCTTGATCTGCTACGACTTGTCCTGCCGTATCCGTAGCAACCTGTTGTTGATACATTTGCATCTGAGCTTGTCTTTCTTGTTCGATTTGTTCAGGTGTCTTAATCAAACCTGTTGGGTCTATATGGGCACTCGTAAAGACTCTCAATGCCAGATTGTTTTGATTGACACTTTGCATAACATCAGGGAACTGTGATAGAATTGTCATAGCCTGAGTCAAGTTAGCTAGATCATGTCCACGTCCAAGAGCATCAACACCTGTAACAATCGTAGGTTCAATTCTAGAGTCGAACTCTCCGAAGTCTGGGAGTTGACCATTGGATTGCATCTGATTGAAGATACACTTAACCAATGGCATCTGAAGTTCATTAGACAGAAGAGAATAGGTGCCACCTAAAGTATCTTCAAGTTCACCTGCAACATATCGTATTTCTTCTGCCGTAACTCTATCTCTTCCTTGAGCACCAGTTTGGACTGCACTATTAAGAAGGAAACAGAAAGACAATCTTTGCTCAATGTTAGAAGCGGTACTCATAGTAACCTGCATGTCAGCAGATTTGTTTAACTGTACAGGGACAACATCATCTACACGTCCCTTCACATAAGCACCATTTCTAGCTTTAGCCAAAGCCTGTATATTCGTCTGACAAGAAGGACTAACCAGATAGACTACCTTAGCAGCAATCTTTGACAAATCAACAATCGACTGAGAGAGAACTTCAAGGCTTCTTAAGTCACCAAGAAAATCTTCCACAAAGGAACGCCCATAGTTCTCACCGTCAATCTTAGAGAATCTTATAGGCATCCACGGAAGCTTGTCTTTAGGATACGTTTGTTCACTCTTAGGTACCTTAAAGCCATCTATCTCTTGGTAAGACTTCCATCTGTCACCATCCAAGTAGGTATGCGTATAAATATCTACCTTTTCCTCAGAAGGCTTAGAGTCTTCGTTGATGACCGGTCTGTGATCATTCAAGAACTTAGAAACATAGTCAGGCAACGAAGCTCTACTCATAGTGTCTTTAGCTACAATCTGAAGGACATTACCCGTCCCATCCCTCTGAACAACATAGTTTCTGAGTTTGTAACATTTGACACCGCCTTCTTTTGGAGGAAGAAACAATAAGGCATTACCAGCTACAATGAGCTGCTTTATGGCCTCACTTAGAGTCGGTCTAAGAGAATTAGCTTCCATATACTTGACTACAGCATTCTCAAGCATAGACAAACCAAGTTCAATGGCATCCTTCATTTGCTCGTTATTCGATTCCTGAAGCATTGTCATTGATTCTTCATCTAGACCAAACCTAAAGAAAGGCTGATTGGGAGGCAACAATGCAAGCAACAATTTAGATGCCAGATTGTTTACCCCTCTTGCACCCACTGAGTTATAAGGTGTTGCATAGTCGGTACCACTATCATCATATTCTCTAGGGAATAGACGAGGAATGGTGTACTTTGCGCACTCTTCGGCTCTCCGTGTGTAATCCTCTCGATCTTGGGTTAACTTGTCATAAACTGCTTTAGCTCTACCATAAGCTACATCAGTTTGTTTTTCCACCATGTTTTATTATTTTTATTGCTATTCTTTACCAAAGGTTTTGATTGTGTCACTCATAAGGTAGTACGTAGGATAACGATCATAGCCAAGCTTAGCATAACTATTAGCTACTTCAGGGGCACAATTATTCTGCGCACTAGCACCAGAAGCTATATCTGCTTTTCCTTCCTTTACAAAATAGGCCATATAAGCAGCGACACTTCTAGCTATACCATACCCTTTCTTAAGGGAGACAGTAAGCTCTTCACTAATAGCAGTCAACTTAGGATTATACCAAGGACTACCAATAGAGAACAATACAAAACCTACAATTTCATTGGTCTTAGAATCAGTAAACTTACAAAGAAAATAAGGAGTATTCGAATCCTTCTTAATGATTGACTTAAAGAACTCTTTGATATACTCAAAGTCAGTCATCTTAAAGATAGACAATGCACTAGTATCTTCAAAATACTTACGTCCATTGTCAACAATATAATTTACTTCTTCATCGGTTTCTACAAGACCAATCAATACTGAATTCTTTTCTTCACTATGGGGCATATTATTATCATTAAACAATATTTAAAGCTCTTTGACTACCTGAACTACCTGCATTACCTTTAGACACTCTACGTTTGTTAGGACTAAAGTTCACAGACTGTCCCTTGCTTCTGTTAGGTTTCCCTGCTTGTACAGTAGCACCACCTGCAATGTCAGCATCAACAGTACCCTTAGAGCCAAGATTAGCTTCACCTGTACCTGAAGGCAACCAGACACCTTCCAATACTTTAGTAGAGTCATCACTCCTTTTTCTTGTGACAAAGTTTCCACCACCGGCTCTTTTTCTAAAGGTACTCCCTGCTGAGTTAATTATTCTACCCATATAGGCACACCTTAAGTAATGTTAAGTCCACCACGAGAGCCACCTGCGGCAGAAGACAAGTCAATACGAAGACCAGACTTCCCTCTACGCTTTCTTTGTTCAGGAGTAGTCTGTGTACCTACATCGACTTCTTTAGGTTCTTCTGGAGGAGTATCTATAGCAGGAGCTGCTTGTTCAATCTTTACGTCAGGAGCTTCTTCTTTGTCTATACCGAATACCTTAGCTATACTTTTAACTACACCACCCATATCTATAGGTTCCTTTTATAAGTCTTTATTTAATTAAGTTTGTAATTATTATTATATAAATATCTCATATAAGAGATCACTTCTTGGATTCCTTTCAGTTTCTCTATAGAATCCTCGTAGTGAATACTCTTACGAATATCAAAGGTATTCTCCATGAACTCTAGGAAACTTTTAGAAAACTTAGGAGAGACCTTAGGTTCTTCCATAGTTTTCTCTAAAGAATCCTCAGAGTCAGCCCCAACAATACTCTTAGGTTCTACTTCATCAAAATACTCTGTCATAAGCTAAAGCCATCCTTTTATCTTCTGTCAGATTTTATTATT